TCAGCAAGAGTATATGCATCTAACAAATTATACAAAGAATGGAAATATCCAATTTTAAAGAAGGCGGGTTTTAAGTGTAAAGAATGTGGTAGTAGTAAAGATTTACATATTCACCACAACAAAGAAATGATGAATGAGATATTAAAGAAATTTACAGGCAAAAGTAATCCAGTAAAAAAGGTTGTAGATTATCATGTTCATAACAAAATAAGTGGAGTTGTTTTGTGTTATAAACATCATAAGAAACAACACCCGAGTTTAAATTTTTAATAATAACAAAAGGAGTTAATTATGGCAATCATAGCAGATAAAGCTTGGTATAAATCAAAGACAGTATGGACATCAGTTATTGCTGGTGTTGTTGGAGTAGCACAGGCAGCAGGTGTTATAGAAGCAGTACCTGAAGTTGTTTGGACACTACTCGCGGCATTTGGTTTGTACGGAGTTCGTGACGCTGTTGGAAAAGCATAATTCCACAGTAAGTAGTATTTTAAACTGGGGATTTTAATATCCCCAGTAAAAGTTTTATAATTGGTTATATTGTATAGGTTACTAAAAACTATTCAATAGAAATTACAAAGGAGAAAAAACATGGCAGAAGAAAAACGCCAGTTTCCAACAGAGGTAGTTGATTTGCCTTCTAAGGGAAAACTTTATTCAAAAGGTTCACCACTGGCAGGTGGAACAATTGAGTTAAAGTATATGACCGCAAGAGAAGAAGATATTTTAACTTCTCGGAATTTAATTCAAAAAGGAATTGTTTTAGATAAACTGTTGGAATCTGTTATTGTAGATGAAAGTGTATCACTCAATGATTTATTGTTAGGTGATAAAAATGCAATTATGATTGCAACAAGAATACTTGGATATGGTAAGGAATATACAGTTCAACTTACTGATCCTTCGACAGGAGATAAACAAGAAGAAACTTTTGATTTAACTCAGATTGAAGATAAAGTTGTTGATGAGAAGTTATTCAAAGGTGGTAAAAATGAATTTGAATTTGATTTACCGGCTTCCAAGATTAAAATTATGTTTCGTCTATTAACACACAAAGAAGAAAAAGAAATTGATGCTGAATTAAAAGCATACAAGAAATTTTCTAAAGAGAGTGGCATCACATCAGAAATTACTACAAGATTGAAAAAGGCAATTATTTCAGTTGATGGTGACACATCACAAAAACGAGTTAATGAGTTCGTGGAGAATGAATTACTATCTCGTGATTCCCTTGCATTTAGGGAATATCTTATAGAAATCACACCTGATGTGGATATGTCGTTTACTTTTACAAGTGATCAAACTGGTGAAGATACAACGATGGACATCCCATTAGATGTTGAGTTTTTTTGGCCTGCGGGCAGAAGATAAGCCCGCAATACACGACCAAATTTTCTCCCTGTGCTTCCACGGGAAAGGAGGATTTAACTTTACCGAAGTGTATAACATGCCAACCTATCTGCGCCGATTTTACATACAATCAGCCGCAAAATTCTACGAAGAAGAAAAGAAAGAATACGACAAAGCATCCAAGAAAAAATCTGGTATTTCACGACCAGGTATCCCCCGGGGCTAACATTTTTTCCTATATATGATATTTATTAGTGAGTTATACTATCCTGTTTAACCAATGGAAATCACAAAATAAAATTCATATGTAGGAGAAGAAAAATGGCCTCGTCCAAAAATAAATTAACAGAAGAACAACTTAGAGAAGGTATTTTTGAAAAAATACTCAACGGAATTCTTAATAAACGTATAGATAAAGTTACGAAGGCCCTTGCAGACAATCCCCGATTAAAAAAGGCCAGTAAAGAAGTGGCAGTAGCCCACAATAATTTAAAAAAAGAATTAAGAAAACAAGGAATTAAAGGAAAAATGAAAACCGGAAAAGAATCTCCGGGAGGTTTTTTTGATAGATCATTTTAATAAGTAAGTTTACCAAAAGTAATAATTTTATCATACATAATAGAGAATGACTTATGGCAACAGACGCTGACATAAAAAAAGAAAAAGCAGCAACCGCACAAGCTAGAGAAAGGTTTAAACTTGAGAAAGAAATTTCTCAACATAAAAAGGATGCTGCTTCAGCTGACGGAGCAGCTCTTGATGCACTCTTAAAAAAGATTGACACTAAAAGAAAAAAACTTAAAGTTATAGCCAAAGAACAGTCGGCAAGAGAATCAGAAGAAATGTCTTATGCTATGAAGGCACAAGAACTTGACGCTATGCGTTTAGATTTAGGTAAAAAATTCCTATCAGTTTCAAAAGATGGTAATGGGGAAATAGTTAGAAGGACTCAAGAATATTATAAACAAGGATTTGCTGCACATAAATTTCTCGAAACTGAAATGCAAATAGGAAACCGGGTTGAAAGAATGAATGAATCAACTCAGTTCGGAGCATCATTATTAGAAAGTTCAGATGACACGATAAAGAAAATAGGGATGGATTACGCTGGTTTTGTTGATAGTCAAGATAAAAGTCTTACTATAACTCAAGATTTAATGAAAAATTATGATAAATTGGGTGGGAGTACATTTCAAGATTTAACGGGTGCGGCTGAAGAACAGTTAGATTTGGTTGAAAAACAAGGAATTTATTTAAAAAATGAATTAATACCGGGGATTGAAGAAGAAATACTCCTGAGAATATCAGCCGGAGAGTCAGCTGAGGACTTAGTTAAAACTTTAGCAGAACTTAAAAAAGTACAACGAGGAAATCTTGCAGATGCAAAACTTAATGTGGCCCAGGCAAAAGAACAAAAGGTTATTCATGAACAAACGGCTGCAGCCGCAGAATTAATTACTGGTCCTTTTAAAAAGTTACAGGGTATATTAGAGTCAACTCCTATGGGAAAAATGGCATCATCTATTATTGGAGTTGATGATGTTATGAAGGATTTCACTAAAGGAAGTGAAAAGAGTATGAAAGCATTTCTTAAAAGTGGTGGTACAAATAAATTAATGTTGACGAATATTCAAAATCAAGGTAAGAAGGCAATTAAGAGTTTAACGGCTGGATTTAAGGGGTTTTTTAAGATGATGTTGGCCAACCCAATGATGTTAATGGTAGCAGGTATTGTAGCAGCAGCAATGGCACTGAAAAAGTTATTCGGTGGATTCACAGAACTTCGAAAAGAAATGGGATTAACATTTGGGGCAGCAGCAGAGTTACAATCAAATATTAATATAACTGCAGCAAGATTTAAGTTTATGGGTGTTTCTGCAGAAGATGTAAAGGGTGTAGTAGGTGGTATTCAAGAAAATTGGGGTGGAGTTGGTCAAGCAACAGAAGAAAATATATCTCTATTAACTGGTCTTAATGCAGAATTTGGAATATCTGGAGAACATAGTTCCAAATTGGTCACTCAAATGATGGCTGTTGGGTCAGTAAGCCGAGAGGCCGCGGCAGCACAATTAGAATCAGTTGGTAATTTAGCTCGAGCAAGTGGAGTTGCACCGGCCGCTATTATGGCAGATGTTGCTGAAAGTACTGAATTTTTTGCTGGATTTGCAAAAGATGGTGGGGATAATATGTTCAAGACGGCAATAGCAGCCAAAAAACTTGGTTTAAATTTGGGAACTGCCGAAAAAATAGCAGAAAGTTTATTAGATTTTGAGAGTTCAATTGAGGCTCAAATGGAAGCGTCTATGATGACTGGTCGGGCAATAAATACGGATAGGGCAAGAGAATTAATGTTAGCTGGTGATACAGAAGGAATGATGAAAGAGGTTTCTAAACAGCTTGGTAGTCAAGCAGATTGGAATGCACTGAATATAGCCCAACGAAAATCAGTAGCAAAGTCATTCGGACTGGAAGTAAGTGAAGTTGGTAATATGATGGCCGAAAAGGCGAGATTAGCTAATATGACCCAGGCAGAAATTGAAGCGGAAGAAGAAAGGGCTGAGAAACAAGAAGAATCTGGTAAAATTATGTCAGATATAATGATGTTTTTGGGTGATTTATGGGCCGAGATTTTAATTGCCGCTAAAAATTTATGGCCGGTAATTAAAGGAATTGGTATAGCATTAGCAATTGCATTTTTCCCAATAACATTAGCTATAGGAGCTGTAATGTTAGTAGTAAAGGCCTTTAATTGGTTAAATAAGCAACTCCCAGGTGTTGGGACGGCTTTAACAGTTATTTCAGCAATCTTGGCCGCAGCATGGATGAGCTCTAAGGGAATCGGAGGATCATTTTTAAAATGGATTCCTGGTTTAGATAAAGTTGGAAAAAAATTAACTGGTATGACTGATACATTAAAAGATAAAGCCAAAGAAAAAATGGGAGCAGTAAAAGATAAAGCCAAAGAAAAAATGGGAGCAGCAGCAGATAAAGTTACAGGTAAAGGTACAAAAGATAAAACTAAAGCGGTTAAAAAACCAAAAACTTCAAAATCAATAGGTGGTAAAAAAGGTGGAAAAGGTGGATTTGGATTTATGGAAAAGATTAAACCTAAAAAAATGATACAAGGGGCCGCTGCACTATTAATAGCGGCCGCTGCCATGTGGGTCGCCGCGAAAGCACTTCAAGAGTTTGGAAAAGTTACTTGGACAGCAATAGCAATGGCAGGAGTAACTTTACTTGGATTAACTCTTGTACTTGCCATACTTGGTCAGTTGAAAGGACAATTAATACAAGGGGCGGTTGCAATGTTAATTATGTCGATTGCACTTATCCCATTTGCATTCGCATTACAAATGTTTACAGGAGTTGATTTTGCACAAGTTGCATTGGGTGGAGTTGCAATGATAGGATTTGCTTTAGCAATGGGACTTCTTGGATTTGCGGCACCATTTATTATAGCCGGGGCCGCAGCCGTGGCAATTATGGGTATAGCTCTTATGCCATTTGCAGTAGCTTTAGGATTATTTACAGGAATTGATTTTGAACAAGTTAAGATAGGTGGAGTTGCAATGTTAGGATTAGGTCTTGCACTTGGAGCTCTTGGATTTATGGCACCATTTATTATGATGGGAGCCGCGGCCATGGCAATAATGGCTGTGGCACTTTTACCATTTGCAGTAGCTTTAGGATTATTTACAGGAATTGATTTAGAACAAGTTAAGATGGGTGGGGCCGCAATGTTAGGATTAGGTCTTGCACTTGGAGCTCTTGGATTTATGGCACCATTTATTATGATGGGAGCCGCGGCCATGGCAATAATGGCTGTGGCACTTTTACCATTTGCAGTAGCTTTAGGATTATTTACAGGAATTGATTTTGCACAAGTTGCATTGGGTGGAGCTGCAATGTTAGGATTAGGTCTTGCACTTGGAGCTCTTGGATTTATGGCACCATTTATTATAATGGGAGCGTGGGCATTAGGTATTATGAGTCTTGCATTATTGGGATTTGGAGTTGCTTTAGTTTTAATTGGAACGGGAATGAAAATGATTTCAGGTTCTTTTTCGAGTATAACTGAAGAAATAACTGAAATGGCATCAATGTATGAGAATATTGGGTTATTGGCAAAGTCATTTTTTGTATTAGGAAGAAGTATGAGTTCTATGGCACTCGGAGCCCTTATGTTACTTCCTGCACTTCCTGTATTAATTGCATTGAATAAAATGGGAATGTTTGGTGGAGTTTCACTTGGTGGTGGTGAAGAAGCAACAGAGTCAAAAGAAGAAAATCCAGTTGAAATTAAACTTACAGAAACTAATATGAAATTAGATAAGTTAATTGCTTTAATGGGTAAAGATGGAATTATGGTAGAAAATTTAAGTGGTATTAAAAAGAATACTGTAATTATTGCAGAAGAAGCTCAAACGGGATAATATAATGGCATTAAAAGAATTATTAACCGATTTATCAAATTTTAAATATACAGATTATGATAATGCTGGAATTAATACCAGTAAAGCAGCCGGTCGCCACGGTGGAACTACAGGACCAACTCCAGCACAACCACCACATCCAGATGAACATTCTAAATTTGATGATGGTGTAGGAAATGGTGTAGCACCAAATGATAATCCACAATCGTTTGATGTTCGTGGATATACGATTACGGGAATTAAAACTTTTGATAGACCTAATCAAGATGCTATTACTATAATGACAAATAGAGTTGGATTTCCATATATTCCATTTGGTAGTGGAGTTAAAACGGGACCAGTTGATTTTTTAAGTGGTGTACAAGGTTCTTGGGGGGCTGAAACTTTACCACTCGGATTTTCTTTTAATATGGCCGATTCATTATTATCACCTGGTACTCCACCTGTATTAAGTTTAGATACATTAAGACATACAATACCTGAAGTTGGACCATCTCCATCATTTACGATTGATTATTCACGATATGATGAGGAACTTGGTAGTCAGTTTAATACCGTAGAAGGAATTATAAGTTCACAATATACTGATACAGAAAAATTACATTCGAGTTATGGAACACAATTTCATATATCGGGGTTTAATCGTAGTGATATGTATATTACTAATATAGATGAATTATCCACTCCTATATTTAAATCATTTACTCGTGGCAGTGTAGGACTTGGTAAAATTGGATTGACATCACCAAATTTTAATCCATTTGAATTTGGAACTGATTTACCTTATGTAATATCACAAATAACAGCAACAGGTCCACAAACAGATTCAAAAGTATTTAGTAATACACCAAAATTAGCAGGTGCATATGGTAGTGATTTTATGACTCTACCAATATCAGGTTATAATGGTTTATATATGGGATCACAAGGGGATATTGTACCTATTACACCGTCTGTAATTGGACTTGGTGGACATACAGGACCAGCAGTAGTAGGTGGAGGTGTTAATTATTATGGAAGTTTAGTTTCAATAACACCAAGAGGTTCAATATATAGAGCAGATGATGGAACATATCAAGTTCCACAATCAGGAATAAATACTTTACCTCCAGGCGGAACAAGTAATATTCCCACTTTTGACGATACACAAATTACTCATAATATTCCACAAATAACTTTGAGTGGACCATTTGGTGATGAGGAGTATCAAAGTATATTACAGTTAACTCCTGTGGCAGCAGATGCACATGGAAGTGATTTTTCCATTACACCATTAGCAAATTATACAAGTCAATTTTCTTCCGATAATTATCAAACTGATATTGATAGTGGATTTGATCGTGATAATATGTATATTCCGAGTATTGATGAACCATCTACTCCTGTTTTTAATCAATTTACTCGTAGTGAAACTTCATTAATTAAAATAGATCCTGCGGGATATTCGAATTTTGGTTGGTCTCATTCAAATTTTGATCCAGACAATGATGATTTTTTCGATTTTCCAGCAATACCAACAATTCCATATAATATTCCATATCATAAACTAGGTGAAGAACATTTACAGCCGTTTGTAATAAGAGATATTGGAGATGTGTGGGGATATAGTGATACAGATTTATTTACAGGAAGTAGTTTAGGTAAAACTGCTGGATTTATAAATGATATAGCTGGTGAATTTTTAAGAGCCCCACCTGATGTGTTGATAGATAGAGCTAAAGCAGATATTACCAGAATAGCTAAATTTTTAGAGTCTCCAAAGGGTATATTGTTTATAGCAGAACAGTTTATTTTACAGGCATTTAATCCTACAATGGAAACAAAAGTTTGGAATCCATTATCACTTGGTTCTGCTGTTCCTTTAATTCATATTAAGAGGCACGCGCCAACAGCGATATATGGAGACAAATATACTGATGCACTTACATTATTAGATGATAGCCGAATTAAATTTCAATCTCCATTAGCAACTGTTTTTGGTTCAAAACTTCCTGTTGATAAGAGGTTGCTTGCAGTTAATCCGAATAAATATACGTGGCCAATAGCAGGAGGACTTGCGGCCGCAGTAAAAGATTCAAAAAAGATAGAAGGTTCTCAAAGTAAAGTAACGGGACGAGCAAAAAAACAATCTGATGGTGGTATTAAAGATTTATTTCAAAAACTTAGTTTTAACAAATACGATAGTGGAAATAATGTTTATTTAACAAAAGACGGTATAATGGGAACACCTAAACCAGACGGTCCTTTTGGATTTTTGGCAAGTTTACCATTGACAGTTTCAGAAGGTCTACATCAGATGGTGAATGCATCAGTTAATTGGGGAATCTCAGCAATTTCAAGTGCACTTGAAGGAGAACCAGGTGGGTGGGGTAGTGAATTAGAAGTAGAAGAAAGACAACCACCAGATCATAGATTTAGTTCATTAGAACAGAAAAATACAAATATTCCAATTTCAGGACCATTATTAAATAGTCCATTAGCAGCAATAATGGCATCATATTATCCTGGAATGCAAGGATCATATTCATTTCCAACTCATATTTCAGGTGATTTGTGGCCGATATACGGACACGATTATCAGTATCCAGTTACAAAAGGAACAACACCATTAATAAGTGGAATCAAATTAGATGGGGCTTGGGGAGTTTCATTAGCTCGTTTTGCAACAGGAGATGCTAATGTACATGGAGGAAGAACAGAAAACTGGTCACTACCCGCAAATCTTTCTGCCTTACATGCATTTTGGACAGAACCCTTGGCTCAGGCAATCGTTATTGGGGATAATTTTAAAGAAAATTATTATTATGGAGATGAAACAGGCGTTTATAAAGACGGAAAAAGATACGGTTCGATAGCTCTTCAAGGTATTAGAGATACCAAAAAGGTACAGATTGGAGGAAGTTCCGAAGGTGTATATGGTGTAGTATATAATCGAAGTTATCAAGATCCTAATCATGATCCTTCACGGACAGATGCAGGTAGTAATAAATTTATTGTTATGGAGGATAAATTAAAACTTTTCGATCCGAAGCAAAAACGAGAGACATTTTCAAACCAAATTAAAATTTCAGGTGTTTTTACAGGTGTGACAGATCTATCACACCTTGGATACGATCCTCCAAGTAGTGAATATTTTCCAAATCATGATAGTTTAATCACAAATGAAACGAATTTGACATTATCTATAGGAGATGGTGTTCATCTTGGTCCTGCACATTCTATTACTGGTGAAAAATATCCACAGGCAAGACCAATTCAATTTTATAAAATATCAGGAGATATAGTAGAATCAGGAGTAATTAAAACTTTTTCACTTGATGGGGCAGGAGGAACTTTTGGAGGAACTACTTTCGGTGATAGAATAAAAGTAGATAATGGATTTCAAGGTGATTTGTATGGACCTTTCAGAAATACAGCTTTAACAAAACAAGGAAAAGATAAATATTTTGATTCAACAGGCAGAGTACCAAGTGAACCATTGGTGGCAGAAGGAGATGGTCCAATATATCTTGGTTATGCAGGAAGTATAGGGACAAAAACAACAACAATTCATAATTTTGGTATTCATACTCATGGAAGTGAGGTTATAGGAATAACTGATTTTGACCCGTCCGCCCGGACGTCCTCCGGCCGTCTTCATAAAAGACCTTCTAAAATATTTGGAACGGAAAAGCATAATCAGACAATAGTAAGTAAAACTGTCTATCATGATGGTGGTAATATATATAGTTTTGATGGTAGTAGTTATTTAAAACGTTTAAAAAACCGATTCTTGTATAAAGGTCAATTAGGACATTATAGTGACAAGGGGGAACTCCCGACTGTTGGATCAGGATCAAGTGATACTAAGTTTGTAAGTGTAGGTTTGGGTACTGATTTTCAAGGAGATATATTCTCGCATAAAGATAAAGATGGTGCAAGTACTACAGTTTTTGCTACAGATTTATATAGTGATTCAGTTACTTATGGTAGTTTATATAAAAAATATGAAGCAGTTGCTGAGACAGAACCACATCAATTTCAACATACACGATTAATATTAGATAGTAAGGGTGAACCTCAACTTACTTATAGTTTAGCTCATTTAACATCAAATTTAGCAGCAGTTGATTCAAAAGCTTTACAATTAACCGCAGGAACAACAGTACCTATTAAAGATAATGTAGTTACACTTGATCAATATAAAGATTTTCCTTGGTCAACGTTATTTCTTGTAGGTCGTAGTCCAGAGAATTTCCAGGGAAATTTATATGGTCCTGACGGAAGAAAAAGATATGGTTTTATGACATATTCTGAAAATGTAAGTTTACCACAAATGAGACCAGGTGAAAATCCTATAATGTATAAAAGAAGGTTAACACCTGTACAACAAAAAGTATGGCGACGACAAAGAATTGATGATATGAAACGTCGGATAAGAGATGAAAGGGACAAATTAGGAGTTCAAGGTGGAAGTCTTTCAATAACAACTGTTAAAAAAGTTGAAAATGGGGAAGAAACAAGTAAGTTTGAAGTAATTACAGTTGAAGGAGCTGATGGGAAAGACGTAGTAATTCCAACAGTAGTGAAAGCTAAAGTATCTCGTAATGATTTAGCACCACAAGTTGTAGAACCAGATCCAGACGCTACATTTCAAGACGATACTGGCCAACAGGCACCAGCAGTAATAAGTGTTCCTGAACAATCTGTTAATGTGTTAGATAAACCAGATATTTTAACCGAGGGTGGTGCTGAAACTCCTCCTGTTCTTTTAGAAGTTGGATATACAACTTCTGAAAATATAGAACCAACTCAGACTACTCCAACTGGTAATCAAACTGCACTTAAAAGATATAAAACTTTGGCATATGGAGATTTAGGTAGAGATGAAACTAAATATGGGAAATCCTGGGCAAGTGCGGGAGAATCCGTAGAAACTGGTTTTCAAGGTAAAATGACTCCAGCAGATGCACAACAAGTATTGGATAATAGAAAAGGAGGATCTGGCAAAGTATGGGATATGGGAAATCCTGGTACACCTGGAGTTACACAAGTATATGATCCAGAATTAGGAGCAACTGTAAAACTTAAAGGGGCATGCCTACTTGAAGTAGGCCGGTATAATACTGATTTAGTTGATAAAATTAATATGCATCCATATGGTAAAGACGATTTACCAGACGGTGTAGATGACTTTATCAAGTTTAAATTTTTTGATTTAGTAAATAAAAAGTATATTATTTTTAGAGCGACATTAAGTGGAATAAGTGAATCACTTACTCCAGAATGGAGTTCAGAAAGATACATTGGTCGTCCAGATAGTGTTCATGTTTATCAAGGAGTAGATAGATCAATGAGTTTTGAATTTATGGTTGTTCCAATGACAAAACAAGAATTACCTATATTATGGGAAAAATTAAATTATCTTGTTGGACTTACATACCCATCTTGGAAGAAAGTTGGAGATAGTACAAGAATGGAAGCCCCATTTATTAGTTTAACCATTGGAGATATGTACAACGATGTTCCTGGATTTTTTAGTAGTTTAAGTGTTACAGTTGATGATAATTCACCTTGGGAAATTGATGATGGACTTCAATTACCACATGCAATAAATGTAAGTTGTGAATTTACTCATGTCGGACAACATGCATTAGCATCACAGGGTACTCATTATGATTTCGGTGGACAAGATAAGACGTTTCTCAAACGATATAATCAAAGTGATGGAACATTTTGTCCAAGAGGACAATTAACTGGTTTAATGGGCGACTGGACACCATAATAAATTATGAGTAGATATAAACATACAGGAATGAAAATAGATAAGAATACTGGAAACAGAGTTCTTAAAACAACATTATATCCGGATATAAGAATTGCAGATGGGGATATATTTGTATATCCAATAGACGGAGACAGAGTAGAAAATCTTGCATATAGACACTATGGAGATACTACATTATGGTGGATTATAGCAAAGGCAAATGATATCCGTGATGGTTCGTTTGCGTTAAGTCCAACTGAAAAATTAAGGATACCAAAAAATATTTCACAAATAATAAGTGATTTAAGGTCAATAAATGAGGATTTTTAAAGGTTATGATAAGTTTATCACCAATACATAGAAGTATAAGAGATACATTAAATAAGAAAATCAAATCAGTTTCTAGAGATTTCGAAAATAATCCTCTTGATCCTAAAAGTGGGTTGCAAGAATCATATACAAAAACTGTTTGGTGTAGAATGTTTTCTGCGGTAGATAGTACCGCCGTTGCGGAAAAAATCCAGGAGGAAGCTATGTTCCAAGAAGAGATTTGGGAATCCAAGCCAGGCATGAAACCTGGAATGAAAAACGCTGTCATAATGGGTGGAGAAACAAAAGACAGTAAAAAAGAAGAAATATTGTTTGGATTTGATGATATTTATTCCCCCCGAACGGCCAATAAGACGGGAAAATTGGAAGTGGATCCAGCTGGATTAAAAAGACCAATGGCTGGCATTAGAAGTATAGATATTAACTATAAAGGTGGATTATCGGCTATTAGAACAGCAACTATAAATTGGACTTGTTGGTCGTTTGATGACATAAAAAGGTTATCACCACATTTTATGGCACACGGAAAAGGTGTTTTGATAGAGTGGGGATACTCTACTCCAGAAGTTGATCAATATGTTACATTTGGCAAACAGGATATGCTTGATGGAAAGGCATATACTAAAATAAAGGAAAGGATAGTAGAATTAGGTGGTAATTATGACGCAATGGCAGGAATAATTTCTAATTGGGAATGGGAATTAAGAGATGATGGTGGATTTGACTGTACGACTAAAATTGTATCTCGCGGAGTCAATATACTTGATGGTGATATTTCTGGCCATGATACTTCACACAATGATGAAGATGGGAATAGAGAGTTAACTGCGAGTGAATTTGTTGGAATATTACGAGAAAATATTATTGGTTTGTGTGCGGAGGAGGACGGGTGGTTGATGGGGAAAGCTAGAAATCTATCACTACATTCAAACCAAAACTGGACGCGTTCCTCCAAACTCCAACCTCCCGGATGCTTATACATTAAAATTGACACCTGGGGGTGGACTAATAAGGTCTCAGGTCCTTGGGTCAGTTGGGGATTTTTTGAAGATAATATTTTAAGTAAATTTGTTGGTAGGTATGAAAAAGATAGTGGGAAGGTAGTTAATTCGTTTAGAAGTATAGAACCAGTTTTACATCCAGATGGTAGTGGTGGGTTTTTAAAGAATGATGGTATTACATCTACAAATAATATACACGAAGCAAGATTTCAATCAGTTAAAATTAAAAATAGTAAATGGTTACTAACTACTGATGCGTTTAGATGGGTATTACCAAACAACGATCAGTTCAAAATCAAGACTATGGAGTTTAATAGATGGGAGGATTGGGAGGATCACTTTTATGTCCTCCATGCACTTGGGGCTGCCGTTAATGAGAATAAATTCTTCCCTCAGTTTGCGGTCCCTAAAAGTGATCTTAAACAAGGATATTTAAGGAATATTGTATTAAATTATGATTTGATAACAAAATCATTTGAAAATGCAAATACTGTAAAGCAAGGAATGAGTAATTTATTTAATGAATTAAATAATGATACTGATGGGTTTTGGGGATTTGAAATAGTTGATGATCCTTATATAGATGGTAATGTTAAAGTAGTAGATTCAGGCGTATCGAGTCGTACGCCCAAAGGGTTGTTGACTGAGCGTAAGGAATACATGAATAAAGACGAAAATGATGAATTTGGAAATCCTGAAAGTGAAATATTTACATTCCCGTCTTGGGGTGAAAAAAGTATAGTAAAATCTCAAACTTTAGCAGCAAAACTTCCAAGTGCAATGGCAGTATCTGCAATGTACGCGGGATCAGCGGCTCCCGGGACAGAAAGAAAAAGTTCTACGCTTCATGGAACAGTGATTGCTGAATTAGCTGGAGAATCAGGAATAGATCACTCTCAACCAAATATTGTACCGGCCGGTAAAATAAGTAGGCGGAAGGTGTTTGGAAGTAAAAGCCCGTGGGGAGAACACAGTTTTTATAATCGTACTGAAGAAGAGAGAAAATACCTGCCACCTGATAAGACCTACTGGGAACAAGGAGGACGTGGTTGGCTCAAAAGTGATAACTCTGCCGGCACCACAGTTCCATCAGGTGAAGTTGATGAAGGTGGTTTCGGGCCTGGGCACGGTGTTCCATTTACTCAGGTAAAGTACCAAGAATATCTCGAGAGAGTCGTTGCTGAGACCGACGAGAATTCGCAGCAGGCCAAAGAAGCGGCAAAGAGGCTGGAAGACCATGAAGCAGCTTCAGCTGAAGCCGATGATAATTTTCATAAATTACACCCACATAGTGACGAGCCTACCAGTGGCAAATACGACCGGTACAAAAGTATTGTACTGAAAAAACCCAGAACAATCCGGGACGATAGGGAAACTTTTTATGTCTATCGACATGACGGAATATTGAGTGAATTGGCAGGATTTCCAATATTCATGCATAGAAGCATGTGTGATTATATACACGGACAGGGACTTAGCCAAACTCAAGATGAAGAAATAGAAGAATCGGGAGATCCCATGATACCAATAGAATTGGAAATAACAATTGATGGTATTGGAGGTATTGTTCCAGGAAACGCATTTCATGTTGATTATATTCCAGACAGATATAAAAAGTTTTGTGTGTTTCAGGCGATAAAAGTGGATCATAGTGTTGCTGGTGGTGGTTGGACTACTACTATAAAGGGATTGCCAAGAGTGGATGTAAGAGGAATACTTGGGGCGCCAGATTATGACGCAAATGCAAAACACGACAAGGAGTTTGCTGAGTTCAAGGGGTCGATCAAGTCGATCATAAAGACGGCTGGCAACGTGGCGAACTACGTGAACAGTTCATTTAAGACAATGGTAGGAAAGGACCCCAGGGCTGATGAAATGGGACCCTCGATGGACACATCTCACTTGGGTTACGACAACAGTCTAGGAAGATTGAATTCAGGCGAAAGGCCAAGTAAGGATATTTATAAAGTTGATAAAATTATTCTTCATCATACAGGAGACTCATCAGCAGTACAAACTTGGAAAACCTTGAGAAATAGACCTACCAAATCCAAACTGGGATTATCAGTCCATTACATAGTTGACCTTGACGGGACAATCCATAATCCAGTACCTGAAGAGAAAGAGGCCTTCCATGCAGGAGCATGGAATGATTGGTCAATTGGAATAGAGATTGTTCACACTGGGAAAAAAAATATGGATTATACAGCTGCTCAATACGCCGCAATAACAGAATTGATAAATGACATTGCAGATAGGTGGCCATCAATAGAGGCAGACGATGCACATGTCTTAGCCCACTACCAAGCCACAACTAGTGGTAAATGGGACCCATCTCCCAATTTCGACTGGTCAAGGATTGGTCTACCTAACCATAAAACATTAGCGTCCCTTAATAAAAGGCCCGACAAATACTATTATGAAGCTTAAAATGAATAAAAAAATAATCTACCTAATACTCTTCACGACTTTAATAGTTTTTATTAGAGGGGCTACCGAAATAAAAGTGGGGAGGAAACTGGACAAAAAAGGACTACGCTCATGTTCAATATAAGAAGAATAAGTATCTGCGAGACGTAGCGACAGAAAGTGGATATTATGGGAGCATCAGCGGTCCAAAAGATCGTTCGCTAGCCTAATAAAACCTAGCACAATTAGGAGGAGAATAATGACAGAATTTAAGTTAGATTTGACTAAGGTGGGATCGAAGAAAAAAAGTTCACATCAAAAAATACGAACTGATAAATATGGTGCTGTGAACCTACTTCCCCTAATTCATGATTTAAATAAAGTAATCTCTGAAGAACACGAAGAAAGAATTATAAATAATGCTGGTACAGTTCAAAAGTTTGGTGATTTTAAATACCAAGATGGTGGTACAGTTCCCGTTGGAGAACCTTATCATATTCATTATTCACGGATAGGAAAATCAGAAATTTATATGACTGGAACAGAATACAATGAAACTTCTTTGATAATTGATAGAGTAAAAGGGAATACCAACTTTGGTCAGTATGTTGAATTAAAACAACCATCAAAAGGAATGGATTATTTAGATAAACATAAATTTAAAGTTACTAATAAACATCGTAAGATAGGACGCGCAAGAAGATATTTTGCAAGACAGGGAAATGATTTAAAATCTCCCGTTTTTGAAATTTCAAAGGCAAGTTTTAAGAAAAAAACTCCATTTTATAAAAAGAAAGAGATGGTGTGGAGTTTAGATATTAATAGACAAATGATGATAAATGATAACATTGATGAAATAGATAGAGTGGTTAGAGAAGGATTTAAATCTTTAGAATTTTCTTTAAATCCAAGTGAAGGTTATATAGATGGTGATGAATCTTTACGGGAAGAAACACTTAATAAGGTTAATAAGTTACTTCTAAAAGAAAATGCCTTTAAGTTGTTTGATAAAAAGAAGAAAAGGAAGAAAAAGTGGGATATTAATTTACATTTTGAAGATTTACTTTGATATATATAAACAAAGGTTATAGTAATGAAAATTAAGGTTTTAGATAAAGGTTATATTGAGGTTGTAGATAAGTTAGGCGATGACTTAACACCTGTTAATGCAGCTCGTGTATCATTTGGTAAGAGAAAAGATATTGTAGATAGTTAAATGTAAAGTTTACTTTTGTTATATTTATTATTAGATAAATATAGGAGAAGTTGTATGTTTGCAGTGTATAAAACTATAAATAAAATAAATGGTAAGTTGTATATAGGCCAGCATAAAAATACTAATAATATGAGAACTGTTAGTGGTATGCGTTATATAGGTAGTGGGAAAATATTAACTCAAGCAATCAAAAAATATGGTAGAGAAAATTTTGATTGTGTAATTTTAGAAGAATGTAAAACAAAGGATGAAGTAGATAAGGCTGAAATTGAGTGGATAGAAAAATTAAATCCAGAATATAATATTCATATAGGGGGAACTGGTGGAGATTTATTTACTAATAATCCAAATAAAGAACAAATACGAAAAAATTATAGTATGGCTAAAAAGGGAGTAAAACATTCAAAAGAACATAGACGGAAAATTAAAGAATCGTTACAAGAATATTGGAAAAGAGCCGATAGAAGTAAGTATAAAAAATGGGGACATTCACATATTGACGAAACTAAGAAAAAAATTGGAGAAAAATCTAAACAGATGTGGAATTCTACTGGATTCAAAGAAAAATTTTCACTACGAGTTAGTGGAAAAAAACAAACAAAAAAACAAATAGAAAAAAAGATAAAATCAACGACCAGAACTTTTATTTTAACATCACCGACAGGTGCAGTTAAAGAATTTTATGGTAGAGAGTCAATCTGTGAATACTTAAAAGGTAAAGTTTGGTCAGAACCATTATTAAAATATGGAGAATATAAACAATGGAAAGTTGTAAAGGTAAAGAAATAAAAATATTAGATAAGGGGCATATTAGAATAGAAGGTGTTATGGGAGATGATTTAACAGTAGTTAATTCTGCTCGAGTATCGTTTGGTAAAAGGAAGGAAGTGTGGGATGAAAAGGATGCGAAATTAGTTAGATATTTAGCAAAAAATAAACATTTTAGTCCATTTAGGCATTTACAAATACAACTTAATATTAAAGCTCCTGAATTTGTGATGAGACAATTATTTCGCCATGTAGTGGGAATTGAGGCAACTTCAAACTATCCAACTAAAGATACACCATGGAATGAAATATCAGGAAGATATGTTCCTGTTGAAGATTTTTATATACCAGAGGTTTGGAGAAAACAATCAGAAGATAATAAACAAGCAAGTGCTGGTGTATTAGACGATTTACAGCAAAGGAGAATGGCATCTTGTTATGATGAGTATATGAGACAAGTTGAGATGACTTATGATAGAATGATAGAAGCTGGAATGGCAAAAGAGCAAGCCCGCATTGTATTACCATTATCTCAATACACCGAAGTATATTGGACAGCATCATTTCAATCTATTATGAATTTTATAGATTTAAGAGATGAAAAGACAGCTCAATGGGAAATTCAACAATATGCAAAAGTATTGAAAGAAATTATGTTAGAAGTTTTTCCTGAAACAACTAAAATATGGAGTGAAGTATATTGGAAATAAAAGTATTAAAAAATTATAAAGAGTTAAGTTCTACTGTTGCTGATATAGTAAAAAAACAACTTAAAAAACAACCACTATCTAAATTGGTTCTTCCAACTGGCGATACACCACTTGGTATGTATGATGAACTTGTTAAAAGAGAATTAGATTGGAGTCATGTAATAACGTTCAATCTTGATGTTTATCTTATGAATGTAAATCATCCAGAAAGTTATCAAAATTATATGAGAAAAAATTTATTTGATAGAACTAATATTTATCCAAATAGTTATAATTTTCCAGATAGAAATACCCAGTCATATGAAGATAAAATAAGAGAAAAAGGTGGAATTGATTTATGTATCTTAGGTATAGGAACTAATGGACATATAGCATTTAACGAACCAGGTTCTTCATTTGAATCACGAACACGAGTAGTAGATTTATCTGAACAAACTATACAAGATAATTCAAGGTTTTTTGATTCGATAGATGATGTACCAACACGGGCAATTACTATGGGATTAGGAACTATTATGGAATCAAAAAGAATATTAGTAATGGCACAAGGTAAGAAAAAGAAAGGTATTTTAGATAAGGCGATGTTTGGTAAAATAACAGAAAAAATACCAGCATCTATTTTGCAAATACACGATAATATGGAGGCCCTTTACTGTGATTGATAAGTTAATGATTACAGCACATCCTGATGACGAAGCACTATTTGGTGGGGCGGAGTTATTAAGACATCCAACTGAATATAAAGTTGTAGTAGTAGATGAGTATCATAGTAAGATTAGAAGAAAAGAATTAAAAGCGTCCATGAAGTTTATAGGAATAAAAGAATATGAACATTGGACAGGTTACAAAGGTGGAGAAGATT